CGGCCACCGAGGTCCGAGCAGAGGTCCGAGCAGACCGCGACGCGCCGACACCCGCGCAGGCGAAAGCCCAGGCCGAGCGCGATGTTCTGCTCATTGACGCGGCACTCGGGTTCATCGCGAGGGAGATGAAGGAGGGACGCGTCAAGGCGCGGATCTCCGACATCCCGGCCCTCCTCCGCGCGAAGGCCCTCCTCCGCGGAGAGGCGACCGAGCGGGTCGCCGTTGGAGGCGTCCACGTCGTCGTCGGAGCCGAGACGGTTCGGATGCAGGACGCAGGAGAGGACCCCGCAGCTCGGCTCCACGCGATGCGGGCCGACGTTCGCGACCTGTCGGTGATCCTCGAGCACCTCGAGAGCAACGACACCGCCGCTGTGGCGGCGAGCCTCGACCTACCGGACGTCGCGTCTCGTTGACGAGCACGCGCAGGAGCACGCCATGACCCACCGCACCGTTCGACCCAGCGGCATCATCCACGCCGAGCCAGGACAACCGAGCGCGGGCGCACCGCTCGTCGGAGCATCCTACGCGCCGATCCAGCGTCCAGGGACCGACCGTCACCTCTCCCGGCACGAGTACGGTGGGCCTACGACAGGTCGCGACGTGCGCCTCTACCTCGACGCCCAGACACTCTCGCACCTCGCCGAGCTCGCGCGCTCGTCGCTCTCGCAGCGTGTCCAGTTCGACGGAGTGGGTCTGGTCGTGGACGTCTACCAGGCACCCGACGGCCACCGATACGAGGTCTGGACGCTCGCCGCGATGCCACCGAAGCCAGAGCCGACGGCCCTCGGATGAACTCGACACCGACGCCCCACGGGAAGATCGTCGCGAGCCTGGCGGACCAGTACCCGTTGCTCGGGCTCGCCCTCCAGCATCACCGGACGCAGCGCGGCGCGTTGTCATTCGCCGACCGTCCGTACCTCATCGAGATCTACCGCGACCTCCCGACGCTCGACGAGATGGCAGCACGCAAGGCCGTTCAGACGGGATGGTCGGAAGCTCTCATCCAGTTCCTACTCGAGCGCGCGGGGTGGGCCGGTCGAACGGTGGCCTACGTCCTGCCGACGTCCTCGATGCGCGACCGGTTCGTTCAGAACCGGATCAACCCGTCGATGCTCATGGTGCCGGCGTACCGTGACAGGCTCCCCGGTGGAGGGTCGAAGGATGCCGTGTCGGATGGCGCGGTGTCCGTCCGGTCGAAGGCGTTCGGACGTGGTCGCATCCTGTTTCTCGGGTCGAACTCTCCCGGCGAGTTCGTCGAGTTCTCGTCCGACGTCGCCATCGTTGACGAGCTCGACCTCTGCGATCAACAGAACCTCGCCCTCCTTCCCGACCGCCTCCGCGCGTCCCCGTACCCGCAGATCGTCCGCATCGGGAACCCGACGCTCCCCGGAAAGGGGATCTCGCGCGCCTACGACAAGGGGGACCGGCGTCGCTGGCACTTCCGGTGCGACCACTGCGGAGAACGTCAGCACCTCGAGTGGGAGGTCCACGTCGTGCGCGAGGTGGCGTCCAGGCAGTACGAAGCGAGAGACGCAGAACGGGCGAACGACCCGAGCCGCGGAGACATCCGGCCAGTCTGCCGTCGGTGCCACCTCCCGTTCGACCGTGTCGGGACCGGTGGGGGATGGGTCGCGGAGCATCCGGGTCGCGCCAGGTCTTACACCATGTCCCGTCTCGAGGTGCTCTCGCAGTCGCTTCGCTCCCTGGTGGACGAATGGCAGGACGCGCAGGAGAGCACGCTCCGCATCGAGACGTTCTACCGGAGCAACCTCGGCATCCCGTTCGAGGTGTCCGACGCGCGGCTCTCGGTCGAGCTCATGCTCGCCGCGGCGACCGGACCTGTCCTCGACCCCGTCGGCGGCGACCACTACGAGCCGCGCATCGTCACCGCAGGGATCGACGTCGGGCGCGTGCTCAACGTGTGCGTCTCGACGGTCGAACGCGAAGGTCGCGTCCTGCGATGGGCCGGCGAGCTCGTGTCGTTCGACGACCTTCTCACTCTCCTTCGACGCTACCACGTCAAGACCGCGGTCATCGACGCTCGACCGGAGACGCGCGCCGCGCAGACGCTCCGCGACCGCGCGAAGGAGTACGGCATCAACGTCTGGCTGTGCCAGTTCGCGCCGACCGACCGAGTGGGCCGCGAGCAGTACGGCATGAAACAGGACTGGACCTCGCGCCTCGTGACGGTGGACCGGACGCAACTGCTCGACGCGACCTACGACGACCTCCGAGCATCGCCAGCGAAGCGCATCCTCCCGAGCAACATCGGAGACGTCCGCGGGTTCGATCAGCAGATGCGCGCGCCTCGCCGCGTCCTCGACGACAAGTCCGGGAGGTACGTCTGGAACGAGGGCAACGAGGCCGACCACTACCGGTTCGCGGACGCCTACGACCGCGTCGCGAGCGACCTCGCACAACGCGGCGGCAACTACTACGTCGTCAACGACGACGAGTGAGATAGCGTCGGATCAGCGTCATGCCATTCCCCGGAGCATCGGGGTAGGATGCGCCCCGGAGGTCCGATGTCCCATCCCACGTTCCGCGCCATGCTCCCGGTCGTGCGTTCCGCACCCACGCCTACGACGAGCGACGTGGGTGGCGCGGGACGCCTGGGACGTGACGCCTCCGGTGCAGGAGGATGGCTCGACGTCCAACTGCGCGACCGTCGAGGCTTCGCGGGTGCCTACTTCGGCGGGAGCATCTCGCGCGTCGTGCCGGCAGGCGTCCAGAGGATGCAGCGCCTCCTTCTGCCCGACCAATACTGGCGTCTCTACCAGACCACGCCAGACGTCCGCGCGTGCGTGGACTCCATCGCCCGCCGCGTCTCGACCTGGGACTGGGAGGTCGCCGTCGAGCTCGACGCGAAGGACACGCGCTACGAGGAGGCGATGAGTGTAGCGACCGCGGCGACCCGCTGGCTCGCGGCCCCCGACAAGGACGGCACGACCTGGCAGGAGTTCCTCACGATGGTCGCCACCGACCTCCTCATCTACGACGCCTCCGGGATCGAGCTCGTCGAGGATGCGGAGAAGCGGCTCTCGGAGCTCGTCGCGCTCCGAGGCTCGACCATCTTCCCGGTCGTGAACGAACACGGGCGGGTGCTCAAGTACGTCCAGGACCCCGTCGGGTTCGGCCTCAACGACCCGTCGTCCTACGGATGGACCGAGCAGGGAAAGTCGATGACGATCGACGTTACCAACCCATCCTCGACCGTGACGTTCGAGAAGGACGCGCTGGTCTACATGCGCCTGCACCCGAACACCTACGGGACGCTCGGCCTCCCCATCCTCGAGAGCCTCGTCAACGAGTGCGTCGCGCTCCTGCTCTCGTCGGATCACACGGTCCTGGCGTTCGACGCCGACGAGGTGCCTCCCGGCATCCTGGTCGTCGGCGGCATCGGTGATCTCGCGGCCTCTCGTGCGCGTGCCGACCTCGAGCGGCTACGCGGGAAGGACCACAAGATCCGGCTGATCCACTCCGAGGTCCCCGGCGGCGTGGATGCGAAGTGGGTCGAGCTCCGGCGCACGCCGAAGGAGCTCGCCATGTCGGAAACGGTGGACGCGATGCGCCGCACGATCTGGCGGGTGTTCGGCGTCATGCCGGTGGAGATGGGCGCGACCTCGGACGTCCCGCGCGCAGTCGGCGAGGTCCAGGTGGACGTTGGCCGGTCGCACCTCCTCGAGCCGTTGCTCGAGCTCGTCGAGGCGAAGATCAACGCGCGCATCCTGCCGCGGCTCGTGCCTGCCGGAATGGTCGGCGCGCTCCAGTTCCGGTTCGACCGCGAGGCGAAGTCTACGCCGCAGGAGAGGCAGGCCCGCACCGATGCGAACACGAAGCTCCTCGACCGTGGCGTCCTCACGGTGAACGAGGTGCGGCTCATGGAGGGCCTCCAGCCGTTCGGTCCCGAGGGCGACGTCCCGATGGTCACGACGCCTGCCGGCCCGATGCCGCTCGCGTCCATCGTGCCGAAGCCCGACGAACCCGCGCCTCCGACACCTCCCGAGGATGGAGGTGGAGGACCGACGCCGGGACCGTCGCCGGAGCCCACCGCGCCATCGTCGCCAGAGGCAACCGCGGGAGAGCAAGGTGTCGCCGACGTCGAGGCCGGCGTGTCGTCTGGAACGGATGAAGCCGCTCCGGGAGAAGCGCAGACGGTGAAACCGGCAGCGGTTGAACAGTCGCGCCGACCGCGCATCGCGCGCTCGATGCTCACGCGTGACGGGCTCGAGGGTGACGCGTGCCCCATCGCGACGCAGGACGTCGCGACCAACCTCGAGAACCGGCAGCACGCGCTCGACACCGCGCACTACGGACCAGCCGACCCGAGCAACCCCGGCGACTACTGGGAGCAGAAGGGCGAGCGGATGCACACCGACGCCGAGACGGCGAAGGGGATGAAGTGCGAGAACTGCGCGTTCTTCAATGTCTCGCGCCGGATGCTCGACTGCATCGGCCAGGGCATCGGCGACGACGCCGAGCAGGTCATCAACGCAGGCCGGCTCGGGTTCTGCGAGGCGTTCGACTTCAAGTGCGCGAGCTCGAGGACGTGCGATGCCTGGGTGACGGGTGGGCCTGTCACGGGCGACGAGGTCACCGAGGAGCCGGAAGCCGAGCCGACGACGGCATCCCGCTCGGTCGTTGACGACACGGGGCGCGCGGCGGACGAGGACCCGACGAACTTCCCGAAGGCGGGAGACGATCAGAAGGTGTCGCTGGACAACAGCCAGTGGGCGGTGTTCGACCCAGACTTCGCGGAGCGTCTCCGCGTCGAATACCCGGAGGTCTGGTCCCGCGGCGGGAACGTCCTCGGGAACACCCAGTACCGTCGCCTCCGTCCGGTCGTCGCGCGCGGTGGCGTTCCAGAGACGGAGACGGAGGACAAGGCGGTGCGCCTGCGCGAAGCGTGGGGCGCGCGTCACTTCCAGGACTTCCGCCTCCCTGGCGTCGTCGCGCAGATCAAGTGGTTCGTCGTCGGAAAGCTCGGCGAGGCCGACATGAAGGCGGTCGTCAACGAGGCGAAGTCGAAGGCCGACGAGCACCGCGCGCTCCATGCGAAGGCACACGGGAAGGGGTGCGAGTGCCACCGCGCACGCGCGAAGATGCCGACCGCCGACGACCTCCCGAGTGAATGGCAGGAGACGAGCGAGCTCCGAAACGCACCGACGCTCGACCTCGTCGCCCTCGGCGCGCAGGTCGCCGACTACCGAGCGACGGTCCTCCCGATCTACGCCGACACCGCCGCGGAGCTCGACCGCGTGACGCGCGCGCGGCTCAAGGGCAAGCGAACCTCCGACTCGGTTGAGGGATGGCGCGCGGAGGCGAACCGAGTGCTCGACGGGCTCGTCTCCGTCTGGTCGTCGGCGACGAC